ACTCATCCCCACTAGAACTCCAGGTCAGAGTTCTGTCATTCTTGACAATCCCTCTGCAAAGAGGACTCATTGTCTATACGGAAGTTGGCTACTTCCGCTTCAACAATTAAGAGGTATTCACTTGAATAATTTCCAGATATGAACAAAAGAACGTTTAACATAACAGTTAAACTGTGTTCTTCGCTATATCCAGAGATCGATTCAAGATCTTACCTATCCTCCTATTTCAAGCACTATAATAAGTGTGTAAGTAAACATGGTTTGCTGCACACTATTAAGATTCTCAAGCAAGAGAGACTCCACATAACAAGATATTTGTGTGGTAATCCACTACTTGTGAATAAGCTTAAAATAGGAATAGATTCCTCAGGGTGGCCAAAAGCTCTTCTTTCTCTCAAAGAACTTGCTAATGGTACATTGTCGGAGAAGAAGTTACTCCTGACAATTGTGACATTATCTCGTTCGATTGTTCTAAACAAGAATGAGAGAGAGAAGATCATACCAGATTACGATTCGATAACAAAACCGGGTGTAATCAGAAAAATTATACCCACTGGTTTTATTAAAGAATTCGTTTCAAAGAATAAGTTGAAGGAGACCAGGCCCGAATTTGATGAGACAATGATATATCTATCAAATAAGGCTGGACCAATAGGTAAAGCAACGCTAACAGCAATGCAATACCTATTCTCCTATTCTTATGATTTGATGGCAGCAATCTTCAAATTGACTGACCAATCTGGTATAGACTATTTCTCGAAAAGCTATAAGTGAGCTTGAGATCACTTAGATGGTAAACGTACCATCTTAGGAAAACTCTCGTTCATTTATGATCCAGAGGCTAAGTTAAGGATAATTGCTATAGTCGATTACTATACACAATTATTTCTTAAACCGATCCATGATAAGCTTATGTTTAGATTAACAAAGTTATCACAAGATCGGACTTATACTCAAGATCCCAATAATAATTGGAGCTCTTCGAAAGATATGTTTTGGTCTTTGGACTTATCATCCGCCACTGATAGATTCCCAATTAGCCTTCAACGAAGACTCCTTGAACAAATATTTGACAAGGATCTTGCTGATAGCTGAATGTGGATTTTATCTAACAGGGAGTTTATGACACCTAAGGGTAACCTTATTAAATATAAAGTAGGTCAACCTATGGGAGCATATTCTTCCTGGACGGCCTTTACCCTGACCCACCATTTAGTTGTGCATTGAAGTGCACACTTGAATGGTTTAAGTAATTTTAAAGATTATATAATTCTAGGAGACGATGTCGTAATAAAGAATGACAAAGTCGCTAAGACTTATATAAAATGAATAAATTACTTAGGGGCAGAACTATCCATTGCTAAAACACATGTGTCTCCCGACACATATGAATTTGCAAAGAGATGGTTTTGTAAAGGTAAGGAAATAACAGGGGTACCAATGAATGGGATTGTTAATAATATTAATAATCCATTCATAGTACTTGTTACCCTCTATGATTTCTTTAAAGTCAAGAATAACTTT